ATTCTTACCACTTGCAGGGGGTACAATGACTGGTAATATTGTTTTAAACGACAATGTTAAAAGCATATATGGAACAGGTAGTGATTTAGAGATATTTCACGATGGAATAAGTAGTTATATTAAAGATGTTGGTACTGGAAGTTTAAATATATTAGGTTCTGGTAGCGTAAGAATTAAAGGAAGTACTACTGATGAGTTTATGGGTAGGTTTAATGAAAATGGTTCTGTTCAACTTTATTATGATAACGCAGAAAAATTAGTAACCTCATCAACAGGTGTAGCAATTACAGGTGCTTTATCTACTACAACAAATGTATCAGTAGGAGCAAATGCAACTTTTGTAGATAATGGAAAAGCTATATTCGGTGCAGGGTCTGACTTACAGATTTACCACGATGGTTCTAATTCACTTATTGCAGATACTGGAACAGGCTTATTAAATATAAGGTCTAATGAAGTTAGAATAACAAATGCAGCAGGTAATAAAATACAATTACAAGCAATAGAAAATTCTAGTGTAAAATTATATTTTAATAATACTGAAAGATTTTATACAAGTAATGCAGGTGCTGTAGTTACAGGAGATTTAACAGTAACAGGCACAATTACAGGTAGTGGTGGCTCGTTCTTACCATTAGCAGGTGGAACTATGACAGGCACAATTTTATGTGCTGATAATAAAGGTATTAATATCGGTGCTTCTAATGATTTACAGATTACACATAATGGTTCAACAGCAGGTACAATAAAAAACACATCAGGTAACTTTAATATACAACAATCAGCAGGTGGAAATATTTTTATTGAAAAAGATGATGGAGAAAATATGGCTGCATTTAGACCTGATGCAGCAGTTGAACTTTACTATAATGGTTCTCAAAAACTAGCAACTACAAACACAGGAATATCAGTTACAGGAAATGGAGTATTTACTGGAAATGTTTATATAGAAACTAATAACAGATTAGTTTTAGGAAACTCAAGCGAGGTTGAATTATTTTATGATGGAACAGATGGAAGGTTTTTAAATACAACAGGAGATTTAAGAATAGACCAATCAGCAGTAACTAAATCAATAGTATTTAGAGTATCTGATGCAAACGCACTAGACACAACAGCATTAACAATATCAAGAAATGCTGATGCAAGTTTTGGCAGAGATGTAACAATAGCAGGAGATTTAACTGTAAATGGAACAACAACAACTGTAAACAGTCAAACACTAGCAGTAGTAGACCCATTAATACAACTAGCAAAAGATAATACAGCTAATAGTTTAGACATTGGATTATATGGAGATTACAATGATGGTACAGATAGATTCTTAGGATTATTTTCTGATGCATCTGATAGTAATAAATTTAAACTATTTAAAGGAACAACAGTAGAACCTACAACAACAGTTGATATTGGTGGTGCAGGATATGTAGCAGCAGATTTAGTTGTAGCAGAATTAGAAGCAACAACAGGAACTTTTGCAGGAAATATAAATGTAGATACAAATGCAAATGCACTTTTAACTTTAGATGGTTCTTCTGGTTCTACAGAAGGCATAATTATAAAACATTCAGGTACAGAAGTATCAAGAATATCACATTCTAATTCAACAAGTTTAGTATTTTCAACAGGAAGTTCTGTAACAACTGCCTTAACTTTAGATTCTTCACAAAACGCAACTTTTGCAGGAACAATAAACTCAGGAACTATTACTTCTACAGGAAATGTAAATTGTGCTTCTTTAGTTGCGACAAGTGCTATTATAGACAATGTTGTTGCAAAATCTACAAATGGAAACATAGTATTTAAAAAGAATACTGGAGCAACTATTGCTGCATTTAATAATGATTTATCTTCAACTTTTCAAGGAAGCGTAACCTCTAATGCAGTACCTGCTTTTCTTGTTGGAACTGTTGGAGCGATAGGAAATACTGCAAATGATGTAAACATATATAGTGTAACAACAGGGCATAATGGATTAAGAATGCACGCTAATGGTATTTTGCCAACAGATAATACAGGAACTATAATTGACAATGATGCAGATTTAGGAGATGTATCATATAGATTTAAAGACCTTTATTTAGCTGGCTCTATTATTTCAAGTGGTGCAGCAGGTTTTACAGGAGATATTACAATAAGTAAAACATATCCTAAATTAATATTAAATGATACTCAGGGAGTACAAAGAAAATTTAGTGTAGGAGTAGATAATGAAACATTTACAGTTAGAAATGAAACATCAGGTTCTAATTCTTTTACTATTGCAGGCTCAAACAATATAGTATTTTTTGCAGGAAATGTAGGTATAAAAGACACTCCTTCTTTTGCTTTAGATGTTAATGTTGTAAATAGCAGGGCAAGATTTAAAGCAGCTACAGGAGATGCAGGAATAGAATTATCATCTATTGTAGGACACGATTGGTTAATAGAAAGTAAGTCAGATGATAGTTTTTCTATTTATGATGAAGATGAAGCTAAAGAAAGGTTAAATATTAGCAATACTGGAACTGCAACATTTAATGGAATGTTAGATATTATAGGGAGTCGCTCTACCTATGTTAATAATGCAGAAGATGATTCTGCAACAGCACATATATTTACAACAGATGCACAAGTTGGAGATTTTGCTCAATTAGCAGGAAGTTTAGTTTTACAAGCTAGAGTTAATGATGCTATTTATAGAGATATAATTATGGCAGGTGGATTAGGAACTGTAGCAAATCCTGTTGTACCTATTTTAACTGTAAAAGGGGAGGGTGTTGTTGAAATTGATGGTAGTTTTAGTGTAAGTGAAGGCTCAACTTTTACTAATATGATTACAATTGATATTGATGATATTAGTACAGGAGAAAATAGAGGTGTAAGGATTATTAATTCTAATGGAATTGCTCAACAATGGAACATTACAGCAGGTGTAACAGGACAAGAAAATGATTCTTTTTGTATTAGAAATTCAACTGATAATCAAAATTCACTAATAATTAACAGAAGTGGTTTTGCAAATTTTGCATCAGGAGCAAATTTTGTATCGCAAGTTAGAATAAATAATAGTTCATCTGCTTTAGGAAAATTGGCTGTTAAATCTACTTCTGGAGCATCAACTTTTTACAACAACATTCAATGTATTCCATCTGATGCAACTACAGGAGGTTTATTTATAGGCTCAAATGTAACGAATGATGCGATAATGGTTACTGGTGCTTATTATAAAAATGCAGGTAAATATACACCTACTGCAACCTCAGCATCAATTATTAATATGTATAGTGGGAATATAAGATTCTTTGGAGATACAGGCTTAACAATAGGCACTGAATATACTCCAACACAAAGAATGAATATAACATCTGGGGGGCAGGTACAAGTAGGTTATTATAATACAGCAAGGGGTGGTGCTAATACTACCTTTATGACTGGTAAATCTGGAACAACATATCTTGAATTAAATGGAGGTGATACATCTGGAGAAGGAGGAATATTGTTTGCTGATGGTTCTGGTGGAAACTATGGTTTAATTAATTATTCTCACGTTAGCGATATAATGCAATTTTATACTTCAAGTACAGAAAGATTGCGTATAACATCTGGGGGGGATGTTTTAGTAGGTAATGCATCTGCATTTACTATTGGTACTCACGACCCTAATGTAATTACACAAGCAACATATGGTGTTAATAATGGTAGTAATGTAGCAAGTTATGGTTTAGATAGAATACATTTTGATAGTTCTAATTATTATGTTTTAAATGCTTCAGCAATAGGTGTAAAACTTGTTAATGGTGCAACAGCTTGGACTGCACAATCAGATGAAAGTTTAAAAGAAAACATTAAACCTTTAGAAAATGTTTTAGATAAAATAAAAGATTATAGATGTGTAGAATATAATTTAAAAGCTAATAATAATAAAAAAATAGGTTTTATTGCACAAGATTGGGAAAATGATTTTGCTCCAATAGTTAATAAAGATGATGAAGGATTATTAGGGATGAAATATACAGAAACAATTCCTGTTTTATTAAAAGCAATACAAGAACTAAAAGCAGAAGTAGATTTATTAAAGAAAGAATGTAAATGTAAAAATTAGTATCTTAGTAACTTAATCTAAAAAATATAATAAAATGTCAAAAATTAAAGAATCTGAATTAAAAACATTACAAGAACAAGAACAAAAGAAAGGTGCAATTTTGCACGACTTGGGATTACTAGAAACTCAAAAGCATAGTTTAAACCATATGTATGCTGAGTTAATGGTAGAACAAGATAAATCTAAAAAAGAACTTGAAGAAGAATATGGTAAAGTAAACATCAACCTTCAAGATGGTTCTTATGAAATCATAAAAGATGAAGAAAAAGATAAGTAAACACATTTCTTTTAAGGAAGCTACTCACTCCAATTATGCTACACAATATGGCATAAAAAACAAGCCTACTGCTGAACATATCAAGAATATGGAATTAGTGGCTGAAAAGGTCTTTGAGCCTTTAAGGGAGTGGGTAGAAAGTCCAATTAGAGTAAACAGCTTTTATAGATGTGAAGAATTAAATCGTGGTATCGGTGGTTCTCCTGTATCATCTCATTTAACTGGAAATGCAATGGACATCACATCAATGGGTGGTAAAACTAACTTAGAGATGTTTCATTACATTAAAGATAATTTAGACTTTGACCAATTAATTTGGGAATTTGGTGATGAGCCAAAATGGTTACACGTTTCATACAAAAGCAAAAAAGACAATAGAAGACAAGTTCTAGTTACTAAAAAACGAGGTAAATATTATACTTGGGAAGATTGTGATAATTGCTAATGAAATGGGAGTTTAACATATTAGATAGGTCATTGATCGGTTTATTAGTTGGTTTCAGCTATTTACCTAAAGAAACTGATTCTGATTATACTGAACTAAATATATATTTATTAATAATTGTGTTACATTTTAAATTCTATTAAATGCCAATACCAAAGAAAAAAGAAGGGGAAAAGCAAAGTGATTATATGATTCGCTGTGTACCTCAATTAATGAAGTATCACGATAAATCACAGGCTATAGCTATTTGCTATCAGTCCTTCAAGGGCAGTCAGGAATAAATTGGGCAATAAATAAACTAAAACAAATTGACAAGAAATGATTATGGACTACAAGACTCTAGTAATTAATTTAAGCAGCTTAGGAATATCATTAACAAATATTGATATGGTTCTTAAAATTATTTTACTTAGTGTAACAATCGGATATACAGTACAAAAATGGTACTTGATGAATAAAAGTAAAAAGTAATGCCTGATAGTTTAGAAATTGATGAATCTTCTAAAATACAACTAGATTTAAAAAGTTTAATTGGAATTATAGTTGGTATATTATCTGTAGCAGGAGTATGGTTTACGTTAACAGCAGAGATAGCTACTTTACAAATGGATGTAGCTAGATTACAATATAATCAGAGTTTAAATGATGAATTTAGAATTAAATGGCCTAGAGGAGAATTAGGAGCATTACCTGCAGATGGAAGACAAGATTTAAAAATTGAGTATATGGAAAAAGAACTAGAAGAAATATATGTAATATTAAAAGAATTAAAATGAAAAATATATTAGCTAAATTGTTTGGAACAGCAGGTGGTAATATAGCAGAAAAAATATCTGGTATTATTGATAAACATACTTTTAGTAAAGTTGAAAAAGCACAGTTTGAAAAAGAAATGGAGAAAGTATTTATAAAAGCTGAACTTGATTTAGAAAAAGAAATTACATCACGACACGCAAATGATATGGCTTCTGATAGTTGGTTAAGCAAAAACATAAGACCTCTGCTAACTATATTTTCTTTATTCTTATACACTTTATTTGCTTTAATAGATGGAAACATAGGAGATTTTAATATAGCTAATCAATACGTTGATTTACTTGGTCAAATAGTTATAATGAGTTTAGGGTTTTACTTTACTTCAAGGGGTATTGAAAAAACAGCTAAGATAATTAAAAGGTAAATAAATTTTTATATATTTACAGGCTCAGTCGCAAATCTGAATAAGTTGCCAAACTTTTATAGGGATATAATTGGATCAGATACCCTGTTAACATTCTTTTGTTTTCTTTCTTTTTTTGTAGGCTTTTTTTTTCTTTCTTTTTTTTTCTTACTTTTATAAAAAACACATAATGGAATATTCAAAAGAATTAATAGATAAAATATTTAACTATAAAACAATATCTAATATTGAAAAAATAAATAGAATGTTAGAAATAGATGCAACACAATATACAAATTGTGGTTTAGAAACAACAAAATCAGAAAAAGAAATAGTTAAAAAAAATAGTAGATATATATATAAAGTAATATCTAAATTAGATGCTGAAATAGGAAGACAATTTCTACAACATCAAGATAGATAATGGCTAAAAAACTAACAAGAAGTAAATTAGTTAAAAAACTAGATACTATATTCAGCATATATATTAGAAGAAAAAATTCTATAAATGATATTGCAACTTGTTTTACTTGTGGTAAAAAAGCTCATTGGAAAAAATTACAGAATGGTCATTTCCAAAGTCGTAAACACTATTCCACTAGATTCTGTGAGATAAACTGCCAAGTACAATGTGCAGGATGTAATGTATTTAAATATGGTGAACAGTATGTGTTTGGTAATAAATTAGATCAAAAATATGGTTCAGGAACTGCTGAAAGATTATATTTAAAAGCTAAACAAATAATTAAACTAACCAATCCAGAAATAGAAGAAATGATAATTAGATATAAAAATTTTGTAGATTTAATGGAATAGTATATCTTTACATTATTCTGTTTGTTTTGTCTAAATGAAAGAAGGGGTTAATTTATTTAATCCTTTTTTTTTGTGCCTAATTTTGTTTTATTAACAAAAATGTTTATATTTACAATTCACTAATAAATATAATTATGGCAAAACAAGCAAAAACACAAAGGGATGACATTCTAAAAAAAATTAACACATTACAATTAATGTTAGGACACGCAGCAATGATGGGTGATTCTGTAAACAAAAAGAAATTTCAAGATCAAATAGATGAACAGAAATCAATTTTAACACACATAATGTAATGAAAAATACTTTTAGAGAAAATTTTTCACATCAAACAAAAGATACTTTATTACTAGAATATAAATATAAAGTAGAAGCCTTAACTAACAAAGTTGAATTTCTAGAAGCACAATTAGAAGTAATCACATATCAAAAAAACATATAAATGAAAAATAATATATACCATAAAATATTTCAATTAAGAAAAGAAATAGGAACAATAAGCAAAGATGCTTCAAATCCTTTTTACAGGTCTAAATATTTTGACATTAATTCACTAATAAAACAGCTAGACCCATTACTAGAAAAACATAAAATATGTTTAGTTCAGCCTATTACAGATGAATATGTAAGAACAGTTTTAGTTGATTTAGATGGTGGTTCAATAGAATCTTCATTAAAACTTACTAAAGGCTTAGATGCTCAAAAAAAAGGTTCTGAAATAACTTACTATCGTAGATACACTTTAGCTTCATTACTTGGTTTACAAGCTGTAGATGATGATGGTAATTTAGCAGTAAAAGAAAAACCAAAACCAAAATCTAAAAATTGGTTATTAAAAAAGAATGATATAAAAAATTGTGAAAATGCTATAATTTCTGGCGAATACACAATAAAAGACATAAAAGAAAAATGGAATATGTCTGATGATATAGAAAAACAATTAAATAATTTAACAATCAATAAAAATCAATAACTATGAGTTCACTAATTAATGCAAGTATCAGGGTAGATAAAATGCCTAAAGAAAAATTTAAAAAAGGTAAACCAGATGCTGAAGGTAAAACACCAATCTATTACAACTTTACAATATCTATTCAAGATGAAACTAGATATGGTAATAATGTAGCAATAACTGATTCACAAACTAAAGAAGAACGTGAAGCTAAAAAACCTAAAAACTATTTAGGAAATGGAAAAGTTGTTTGGACTGATTCTAATATTGTTCTAGCAGAACGTGAAGAACAAAAACTTGATATTATTTCAGGAACAGAATCTGCACACACAACAGACTTACCATTCTAGTAAATACTTTTTTAATAATAATTAAGGTATGGATTTTAGAATCTGTACCTTTTTTTTTTATCTTTATTTAATGACAGAAAAACAGACAGAACAATATCTATATATGCAATTAATTGAAGAAGATTGTTATATAGACACAAAAGAAAAAATAGAATATCCACCAGTAGCTTTATCCTATGGTGAACAATTAATTAAATCAAGATCAGGTGATAAACTTCTGCCAATCCCAATTTGCAGTTATGGAAATATAATATCATTAGCTGCACCACCAAAAACAAAGAAATCTTTTTTTATATCATTATTAGCTTCTGTATTTTTAAGTGGGTCAAATATGTATGGTGGTCAATTAAAAGGTCATAGAGGTAATGGAAACTGTGTTCACATAGATACAGAGCAGTCCAGGTGGCATTCACAGAATTGCTTTTCTAGACCTTTTTCTATGGACTATAATACTGATGCAAGTAAATACAATACATTTGCATTAAGAACAATTCCTTTTAAAGACAGGATGAATTTTTTGGAATACTATTTGAGTAAATTAACTGAACCATCTTTAGTTTGTTTAGATGGTGTTGCTGATATGGTAGGTGATGTTAATGATTTAATAAGTTGTAATGCTTGTGTTCAAAAATTAATGGAACTTTCTGAAAAATATAATTGTGCAATAATTTGTGTTATTCATAATAATTTCGGAACTTCCAAAATGACAGGACATCTTGGTTCAGCATTAGCCAAAAAATCGGAAACAATTATCGAACTTGAACAGAATACAGTTAATAAAGACTGGATTACTGTGCATTGTAAACAAAGTAGAAACTATGCATTTGAAACATTTAGTTTTGAAGTAAATGATTATGGTTTACCATTAGTTGTAGATGATTTATATGACCCTTTAAAAAGTAATGGTTAAAGAAAAAATGATTCTTATTGCAAATAAACACAATACCTGGATAGATATTGTTCAAACATTTGGCTGCAATAAAAGAACAGCAGAAGACATAACCCAAGAAATGTATATTAAAATACAACTAAAACTTGAAAAAGGCTTAGATATAATGTATAAAGATGAAATCAACTATTACTATATATTTAAAACACTTAGAACACTATTTCTAGACCTCAAAAGAAAAGGAAAAAATATATCAATGATTTCCTTAGACAATGTTTATCTAATTAATAATGATGTTAATTATGATGAAAGCTATGAAAAGGTAAAACAGGCATTAAACGAAATGTGGTGGTATGACAGAAAGGTTTTTGAAATTATAAATAATGGTGAAAGTATTGCAGAATTTTCTAGAAAATCTTATATTCAGTACTACTCACTTTACAACACATACAGAAAAGTTAAAGACAAACTAAAAAAGTTGTTATGAAAATAAAACTAACTACAGAACAAATGCAATGGTGTAAAGACTTAGCAATTAAAAGATCAGGCTCTATGAATCATTCAGAAACTAAAAACAGTATAAATTGTTTTAAAAGTAAAGATGGATGGCATAGACATTATGTTGGTGCTTTAGGTGAATTAGCTTATTCTATTTATTCTGGAAAAGAAGTTGATACAACAACAATAGGTCGTGGGGATGATGGAATTGATTTTGACAATGGAGTTGATGTTAAAACTTCTGCTTCTAAATACAGACCAGACTTATTAATATTTAAAAAACAATATGAAAGAAAAAAAGCTGACAGTTATGTATTAGCCTGGCTACAGTTACCCACAGTTGAATTAATAGGATCAATATCAAGAAATAAATTTGATGAACACAAACAAATAAAAAACTTTGGTTATGGTGATTCTTATGTGGTATCTAAAACACACTTAAATAAAATAATATGAAACTAGGAGATTTAATATATTACATTACAAAATATACAGGCATCAAATATATAGTTGAAACCTTTCACGCATTTAAAGGCACTAAATGTAACTGTGATAAAAGAAGAAAAAAATTAAATAAGATTAAAATTAAAAGATGGTAAAATTTGAAAAAAAAGATTTTAAACTTTGGACAGTATTCCGAATGGGTACAAAACAATACTTATCAGCCAATGAATTTGAATTGGTTTGCAAGTTACACGCAAAATATTACAAGCATAGTTTTTACAAACCCTGCACCTGTTCACCCAAAACAATAAATAAATGGATTAAAGATTTAAATGTAATTTGGGATAATGGGAATCCAGAAAGTTAATCAATGGGAAAAAGCAGTAGTAATGATTTTAAACCTTGATGGATGGGATTTGAAATGGACTGGTGAAGGAAATTCTAGATGGGATGCAGCAGGTAAAACCCCTAAAGGTTTTGATTGTGTTATTGAAATGAAGTTCCGAAAAAAGTATTATGAAGAAAAATTAATTGAAAAAGATAAATATGATGCATTAATGTCTTTAGATAAAAAGATTATTAAATTATATTTTGTGAATGATCCTAAAGGTAATTTTCTTTACTGGCTAAATACACTTAAGCTACCAGAACCTGTAAAAAAATATTGTCCAGACACTACAATGTGGACAAAAAGAAGAATAAAAAAAGATGTTTACCTTCTTAAAGAAAACCAAGCCAGTAGAATAAATATCAATCTTTCTTAAAAAAAAAGTTATTAAATTTTGTTTATAATTCAAATAGTTCTATATTTGAAAAAAACAAAACAATGAAAAAACTAATTTATGTTACCTCAAAAGATTTAAAAATAATGACTGATAATCAATTAGTCAATTGTATTAGAGATTTAAAATCTATGCTAAAAAAAGCTAAATTAGAAAATCAAGTTAGAAATTATTAATTAATTAAATGGCTGCATGGCAGCCTTATAAAAACAAACAAATGAAAAAGACACTAAAATTAATATCTGAATTTATGTTTATTGTAACAATATTTGCTTTATTCTGGGCATCACTTTGGATATTTGCATAAGATGAAAAAGCAAAAATCATTATGGCGAAAAAATAAGTATGGGCAATGGTATAAACTAAAACCTGTAAATAATAAGGAAGTATTTATTCCTTGTGATGATACTACTCAAACTTATAATTGGCAAATAACAAATAAAAGTGGAAAACTTAAAGCCAAGAAATGAAAAAAGAAAAAAAGGTTAGACAGTACAGATCAAGACAAGGCAGGTCAGATAAACAGTATTCTAGTTCAATGGCTGTTTTAAGTATTGCTTTTTTTGGTATAATATTTATTTTAATATTAGTTGTATTTTTATGATACTACTTGTTGATGCAGACAGCTTAATATTTGCGAGTTGTTACAGGTCAAAAGAAAATCCTGATGACCATCCATACTATGAAAACATAGAAGATGCTAAGATTAAGTTCGACCATCAATTTATGAAAATAGTAAATGACCTGGAAGAACAATTTGAAATAGACAAGATTATAACATTTAATGGCAGCAAAGGAAATTTTAGAAAAATCCTTACTTCTAAATATAAAGCTAATAGAAAAAAGCAAGAATTACCACCACTCCTTCACGAAATGCATAACTATGTTAAATGTCAATACAGGAGCATATTTGGATATGGTATTGAAACAGATGACCTGGTAGCTAGATATTGGTATGAAATAAGTAACACAGTTGGAAAAGAAGAAGTAATGATTGTAAGCATAGATAAAGATTACAGACAGTTTCCCTGCTTGATTTATAATTATCACCACAAACACAAACAAATAATTAACATATCAGAAGAAGAAGCATTATATAACTTCTATGAACAATGCATAGTAGGAGATACAGCAGACAATGTAAACTACTTTAAAGGAAAAGGTAAAGCATTTGCTAAGAAATATTTTAAAGACTGCAAAACACAATACCAATACACTAAACAACTATATTTGTTATTCAAAGAAAAATATAAAGGCAAGGCAAGACAGAAATATACAGAATGTTATAACCTTTTAAAATTAAGAACTCAATAATCTAAATTCAATAAAATGGCACATAATCCAAACGCATTTGAAAACCAAATATTTAATTATTTCAGGGAACAAGAAAAAGAAATAAACAAGGCAATACAACTTTTAAATAAAAACGATTACACTATTATTAATCCTAAGGGAAAAACTATTAAAAAAGATATAAAAAAAGAAGTATGAAAAACTTAAAGCCTATTGAAATTGCTAATAAAATAATTGAATTTTCTGGAATAAATATATTTAAAAACACACGACAAAGAAAATATGTAGAATACAGAGCATTATTAGCTAATATACTTAGAAATAGATTAAGTATGAGGTGGACTAATATTGCAGTATTTTTCAGATCACAAGGAAAAGATATGGATCACGCAACAGTTATGTATAGTACAAGACAATATAAGATGTATAAAAAACACAACAAAAAACTTGAAGAAATAGAAAAAATCTTCACATTTAAAAGTGATTTAAACTATGATGAAATAGATAGAATACACTACTTAGAAAATAAATGCAATTCCTGTGAAACTAAATTAAAAGAACCACTAGTAAAATTAGTTAGAGATATTCCTGAAGATAGAACTGCTGATGTTGAAGAAAACATTAAAAGACTAATAAAGGCTTGGGAATGGAAAGAAAAAGTACTATAATGGAAAAAGACCAAAAGAAAAGAAAAGAAATTCCTATATATAGTGGACTAATTAAATATTTTCCTGATGCACTTTGTGAAGTTGCAAAGGTATCTTATATAGGCAGCAAACAACATCATCCTGATAAACCATTACATTGGGATAGAAACAAATCCACAGATGATTTAGATGCACTAATGCGACATCTTCTTCAAGCTGATGAATTAGATATTGATGGAACACCTCACTTAGCTAAATGTGCCTGGAGATGTTTGGCTGCACTTCAAAAACAAACAGAAAATAAAAACAAATAAATTTAATATCTTATGAATCACTTAGATTTATTTAGTGGAATTGGGGGTTTTAGTTTAGGTCTAAAAAAAGTATTTAATATAAAGCATACATACTATTCAGAAATAGATAAGTATGCAATAGATGTATATAAACATAATTTTAAAAATAGTACTTATGTCAAATCAATTACAGATGTTCAAGGAAGGAACTTACCAAGAATCGATGTTATCACTTTCGGAAGTCCTTGTCAAGACTTTAGCCTGGCAGGAAAAAGAAAAGGAATGGATGGGGAAAGATCAAGTCTTATTACCGAAGCAATTAGGCTTATCAAAGAATGCAGACCACGTTTTTTTATCTGGGAAAATGTTAAAGGAACATTCAGCTCAAACTCTGGCTCAGACTTTTGGGCAATTATCCAAGCCTTTACCAACATTGGGGGTTATAGACTTGAATGGCAACTGCTTAATACAAGTTGGTTTTTACCCCAAAATAGACAGAGAATCTACCTTGTCGGATATATTAGAAACGGAAGTAAAGGACAAGTATTTCCTATCACAGAAAATAACAGAAAGGTTAATGACATACAAGGACAACAAGCAAATACCTGTACACTCACAACAAGATACGAAGCAGGAGGAAATGGAAGCTACATTATTAAACGTAAACTCAATGCACAAAAAATAATTGCACACGATATTCCTGAAATAGTAAAAAAAAGAAAGTATGATATAAATATTAAAGAACTTAGATTGTTTATAAGAAAACACAAAACAAAATCAATAAAACAAATAAGCAAAGAAATGAATCTACCATTTAGTCAGGTTGAACATTGGTTCAGAAATGAAGAAAAGTGGTTTAGTATTCCACCTGCTGAAATATGGTTTAAATTAAAAGATGTTTTAAATATAACAGAAAATAAATATGATAAAGCTATAACAACTTTTATTGAAATTCTTGGAACTTATGAAAAAACAAATCGTGTTTATGATAGTGAGGGAATAGCACCTACTTTAACAAAAGAATCAGCAGATGAAAGAATTATGATAAAAACAAATAATAGAAAAGGTTATGAAATAGCTGAACCTGGAGATACAATAAACTATCAAAATCTACCAAGCAAAACTCGTAGAGGTCGAGTGGGTAAAGGGATAGCACAAACCTTAGATTCAGGTGGAGAACAAGCTGTTGTAAATTCAAAAATTATCAGAAGATTAACACCAATAGAATGTGAAAGGCTACAAGGGTTTCCTGATGATTGGACTAAAACTGGAAAAGAACTAGGAACAATATCTGATAGTCAAAGATACAAGATGTGTGGCAATGCTGTAACAGTAAATGTTGTTAAAGCTGTAGCAGAAAGAATTAAAAAAGTAATTTAATTACGTTATATAGTAAAGATTGATTAATCAATAAAATATCAATTATGGATAAAAGAAAAAATAATGGTGGTTCAAGACAAGGTTCAGGAAGACCAAGAAAGGCTGATGAAGTTAGACTAATAGAGAAAATGGATAATCTAATAGATAATGATGAAGTAATTAAAACACTAGGTCAGCAAGTCTTAAAAGGTGATTCTAGGGCAATGTCTTTATACTTTGGTTATAGATATGGGAAACCTAAAGAATCAGTAGATATTAATTCTTCTGAAGGTTTTAATATAAACTTCAAAGACCTGATTAAATTTAAGTGATAGATATAAATAAAAAGTATGCACCCATACAACAATCACCTTCTAGATATTTTATAGTAACTGGGGGTCGAGGTTCTGGGAAGTCTTTTTCAATTAATCTACAATTAGTGCTGCTAACCTATGAAGCAGGACACACAATACTATTCACTAGGTTTACACTAGCATCTGCATATATTTCTATAATACCTGAATTTATAGACAAGATAGAAACCTTAAACATACAAGACCATTTTCATATTACAAAAGATGAAATAATAAATAAGATGTCAGGCAGTAAGATATTGTTTAAAGGTATCAAAACATCTTCAGGAGATCAAACAGCTAATCTAAAGTCTTTAACTAATGTCAGCACTTGGGTTATGGATGAAGCTGAAGAACTTGTAGATGAAGGCATATTTGACAAGATAGATTTATCTGTTAGAAACCTAAAAAAACAAAATAGAGTTATATTGATATTGAATCCTGTAACAAAGGAGCATTGGATATATTCCAGGTTCTTTGAAGATAAAGGAATAATGGAAGGTAGCAATACTACAAAAGAAAACACAACATACATACACACAACATATCTTGATAATATTGAAAACCTATCTAAATCATATTTAACCCAAATAGAGAATATCAAGAAAAGAAGACCAGAAAAATACAGACATCAAATGTTAGGTGGATGGTTAGCTAAAGCTGAGGGTGTAATATTTAGTAATTGGAAGATAGGAGAATTTAAACAAATTGGTGTTTCTGTATTTGGTCAAGATTATGGATTTGCATCAGATGAATCAACATTGATAGAAACTAACATAGACACAACTAATAAAATAATCTATCTAAAAGAATGTTTTTATCTGCCTAGATTAACAACAACAGAGATTGCCCAATTAAACCTTAAACACGCAAG